GAGCATCGCTGTTCGCCCACGTTAGTGCCTCTGGAATAGTCGTATTTACCATTATGCCTCTATCTCCGTAATAATGATGAACGAGGCCAACACGCCTCCGAATAGTCTACCAGATGAGACGCCGTTGAAAGTGATGGTGCCCGAATTCATGCCGCCTCCGCGCACTTTAAATGTCGTGGATGAAGTGGTTCCCGCCGTCATGTAGTGAGTCATATACACAGAGTTGATTTTATTTGCAGCCGACTGTCTGTATGCCGAAGCTGACAAGGCGCTTGCTGTAGAATCCTGAAAAATAGCCGCGATCATCTGATCATCTGATGTTGTTGCCATGTGGACGCATGTGTCAATCCGCAGTAAATTCGAGGCAGAGGCTGGTGTGACCGCGAGTGTCATCCACTCGTTGCCTTCTGAATTCTGAGGGATGGTGTCATCCGAAGGCATGATCGTTGACCCAGTGGCGACTGCTCCGTCATGCACCTCAACCACCTGTAGAACTTTACCTCCGCCGCTTGCGGCCTCGGTCGCCACATTCATAACCTCGACTGTATCTGCTGCCGTTGCATAGCAGATCAGCCTGTCACCGGCGGCGGTAGTCAGATCAGCACCACCGGGAATTTCAATGCCTGAACCGTGGGTTATGGTTAAAGCACCATCGAACTGCAACATAAAGAAGTTACCAGCCGCCACAGTCATAGCGGCAAAATTTGTCGTCCCCGTCACATCGAAATAATTGCCATCTGTGTCTATAACCAATGGGGAAGCCGAAGCTATGTCACCGCCCTTGGTCATTCTCATGTTACCGGCAAAAACGGCGGCTGTCGTGCCAGTGGGGATTGTTATAACGTCAGCGTCCGCGTCATTCTTGATTGTGACATCGTTGGTCGATCCTTGACCCGTTAGAATCAAGCCCTCCGCTGCCGTGTAGCCCATAGCTGCATTATCACCGGCAGAGGTGTCGCCATCAGCGTTCACTGTAGCGGCTGTCACGTTACCCACGATATCAACGTCAGTACCGCCGGTAGCAACGGATAAAACCGTTGCATCAGCATCGTTAACAATCGTTACGTCATTGGTTGAGCCTTGTCCTGTTAAGATAAGACCCAAAGCAGCCGTGTAGCCAATAGCTGCATCATCTCCTGCTGAAGTATCACCCGCAGCATTTAAGGTTCCACCAGCAGTAATATCGCCCACTACGGTGACGTTTGTGCTTCCTGTAGGAATCTCCAGAACATCTGCATCGGCATCGTTCTTAATCGTCACGTCATTGGTCGAACCCTGACCTGTCAATATCAAACCTTCAGCAGCGGTATATCCAAGAGCCGCTGCATCTCCAGATGCTGTATCCGAAGTCAGGTTTACTTTGCCAAAAGAAAGAGAGTTAGCGAAAATACTTGCTACAGCAGCGCCAGTGCCAGCACCGTCTGAAAAAATAATGTCTGCGCCACCATCAGGAATCGTAACATTTGCGCCAGTGCCTTGACTAAACACCGCGCTTTCACCGCTACCGTTTTTGACCAGATAAAATTTATCAGCATCATTCGGAGCAATCGTAATTGTGTTTGCTCCTGTCGGGCTTCCGGCTAACACAAGAACTTTATACATGCCATCTGTAAGAGAGCCATCGGTAGTGGTTAGCGTTGTAGAGGTTCCGGTTAGGCTCAAAGAAACCACACCACTAATAGCGCGGTCTATAATGTCCATGTTGGTATTGGTAGTATCGCCCCATGTGCCTGACTGGTCACCTGTTCCGGGCTTCTCAATTCCAGAGTTGCTTGTGTATGTTGAAGTCATTTATCTAATCCTTTTAAGCAGCTATATCGATCCAGCTCGCGTCTTGATCAGGGGAAATCGAAGACCACGAAGCGTCTTGATCAGGAGAAATCGAAGACCACGAAGCATCTTGTGACGGAACTATTTCTCCCCAGACGTTAACGCTGCCTACTGCGCCTGTGCCCTGAAGGCCCGTTTCAATAATTATTACCCCGCTGCCCTCACTAACCGTTACGGAGCCAACTTCTCCTTCTATGCCAAACCCAACAAGGGTTACGTCGATACCCATCGAAGCCGTTACGCTTCCAACCGAACCAGTTCCAGCATTACCTGTTACAGCAAATGCAGAACCACCAACCGCTGTAACGGAGCCAATACCCCCAGTAGCGGCAATCCCCGTAACCGAAATCGTAGCATCAATGCCAACACTTACGCTGCCTACACTTCCAGTAGCAGCAATTCCTGTTACTGAAAATGCAGAACCGCCAGCAACAGTAACGCTACCAACAGCACTTGTGCCAGCAGTTCCGGTAACTTCCACAGGTATGGGCTGGCCCCAAGGACCGCTACCCCATGTTCCTCTGCCCCAACCTGTGACGTTTGCCATTACTACGCCCTAAGCAATCCGTATAATTGCAGCCGTTGCGCTTGCTGTCGGGAACGTAATCGTCATGTCCCCAGCAGTCGCGGTTTTGTCTGCGCCAAAATCAAGAATTACAATAGAAGGATCACCCGTTGCTGTTTCGTTAAATATCATGCCACCACGAGCGGTAATGCTTACAGACGAGAATGTCAGGTCCGCAAAGTCGCATACTGCCGTAGTCCCGTCTGCAACCGGCGTAACGCTTGTGAGCGCAGCACCCTTGGCACTATAGCCTGTGCCGCTTGCTTCTCCGCTAGACGTATAAGCTGTCGTTGTTGCGTCGAGAGAAGCAGTGCTTTGGTACAACGCCATGTTAATTGTATTGCCTGTCGAGGCGGTTAAATTGTGGACACCTTTCAAAAGCTCTACTTTGAAAGACGTACACATTGCTTGCGTGATAGCCATTTAAAGTCTCCTTATCATTTCGGCTAACTGGGGGGAGCCAGCACTTGTTAACGCATTGATAACATTAGTTCTGTCACTTGCCACCGCTTGTTTCATGTAATGCTCTATTAAAACAAAAAGCTCATTTTTATAAAACATAGCTTGATCACGGATCACAGGTGGGGCGTTTTCGGAAACATACATAAGCTTGTTTACGCACATCTCAGCTACTTCAGAAGGCGTATGACCACGGTTATTGGTAGTGCCAACAGTCACCTTAAAGTCATCCGGCATGGTTGTTTTAATAGATAACATCAGGTCTCCTGTATCTGTAAGGCACCGTTACGGTATTGATCGCGCCTGTTTCTAGCTTCACCCAAATTACCAAGCCTTTGAATAGCAGCGGCAAATCTCTCGGTGTAGTTGGTGATAAGATCAGGCTCACCCTTCATAAAAGTGTAAGCTTCAGCAAGACATCCGTACAGCAAAGCATCTTCAGCGTTGTCTCCAAGCCAGCTTGTGCCACTAGAAGAAACTGTAATGCTTTCAGGTTGATATGCGTAATGAAGCTCTGTTGAGTAACCGGAGTCTGGTGTCGGCCCTACAATAAAAAAGTCATCATCAAAGATGCCGTAGTATTTAGGCAGTCCTGTTTCGGTCGAGTCAGGATAAGCCTCGTTAATATAATTTACATCTTTAGGCAGAAGGTATGTCCTGTCATTACCGCTAGTAACAGCAAGACTTAAAGCCGCAATAAAATCAGTAGGTTGGGAAAGATATTGACCACCACTTGAAAGACTACCCGTTACGTTCTTTCTAAACGTGGGTATCTGAACCGCATAAAATATGCGCGTTTCAACAATCCGTATCATCTCATCCAGATTGTTCACAAACGTCGTTTCAGTATTATCTACATAATCCTGTATAGCCGTTTTAAGTGTGGTGAATGTCCAAGCCATAATCCATTAGCCGTTTTTACGAAACTGTTGAGCGCGAGCCGCACCACTGCCACGGGCAATGGAACCACCCATACCCCTTTTTTCTTTAGGCTTGACAGCAGAAGCAGCAGCACCGCCCGTCAATGCGCCAACACCAGCGCCGCCAAGGACAGCGCCAGCGGCTGCACCAGTGGCAGCGGCCTTCTCCAAGCGCCGAAGATATTCTTCCTGTTCTTCTTTCTCGCGGCCATCTAATTCCGAAGGATTAGGGCCACGAGTGGAACCCCCCTTAATTTTTGCACCGGCAGCGCCAGCAGCAGCAGCAGGGCCAACACCAGCGCCGCCAAAGACAGCGCCCCCAATACCAGCGGCA